CCGATGCCCGGCTAAGAGAATCCACTCTCTTAGCCGTTCTTCCCTTAGCTACAGCTACAAACGTTTCCGAAGGTTTAGGGGCCCGATGGATAGGCGTCCAAAGCATTCGAGAGTCCTCTTGCGCTCTCAGTCGCTTTAGAAGCCTTCCAATCGGAGCCCCCGCCCTCAGAAAACCGCCGAGGCGTGCCGCGGCCCGAACCTTTCGGGACAGAACGCGCGACACGTGAGAAAGTCTCGGGTGGTATTGAGACCCTGCGAGCGGCGCCCCTTTGCGCACCGCCCATAGGATCCCCTTACCCGCGGACCGATCGATGACTTCACGAAGGTTACCAACTTTCATGAAGGCAGCGCCGGGCCGCCCCGACCTGGGACTCCTCGTTCTTGCAAGCCGATCATCATCGAGCAGTCTCTCTGCCTCGCGTAACGCAAAAGCGTAGGCGGGAGAGATCGAAACTGCCCAAGATGAAGCGAAGCCCACCGGTTCCGGTCGTCGGTAAAGCGACCCACCAAGTGCGCGACGCCATTGGACGGTGACAAGCCGTCCAATGCGGACTGCAAGACCTCGACGATTCGGGAGACCGGCACCACCCAACGAACGAGGAAGGTAAGGAGGAATCCCGACCTCAGCAAATTTCTTGGCAACTCCAGGCCAAAGAAACTTGACGAGGTCGGTCACTTTCCTCCACCTTCCCGGGTGGGCCGACGCAACCGCCTCAGCGGCTGGACCAAGATTCCACCACGGAGGGAGCACAGCACCAGACCTTGAGACCCCGGAGATGTCTCGAGATGGTGGCCGTACTGCCCAACGCAGGGGAATACACCTGGCCCAACCGCCGAAGCGGATCTGAGGAGAGATCCGAGTCAACCGCTCGCCGACAGTCCACACTCTTGGCTCTTCAAGCTCATGACCCCATTTAAGCCAGACCCAGTCATAGTCTCGCTTAAACAGAGCTTTAGCCTTCGCCAAGAGGTGGGCCTCTGAATATTTGGCAGGCTGGTCCGCCTTTATAAACAGAGTTCGACGAGTTGTCCGGGACGCCGAGCGCCTTACTGAGTAAATGTCCTCAGTAAAGATGCCCCAGCGTGGACTCACCAGATGCTTACCTGGAGAGAAAACCGCACCGCAAGAGCGTGCGATCCTCTCGTAAGCCTGGATCCTAGGCCACGTCCAAAGGGCTGCCAAGTCGTCCCCGCAGATCCTCTCCTTCTCCCGACATAAGTAGCCACTGTTGCCTTTCTTCCCGCGCAAGGAACCGACCTCCTCTTCGGACTTCTCGCACCAATAGAGGTGCGTGAGGCAGAGAAGGGGCCAGGTCGTCGGGAGCCCCATAAGCGCTCCCTTGCACGTCCTGACCGAAGATCCGTCGGGGTAGTGAAGTTGGTAGGACCCAACGGCCGCTTCCAGGAACTCCCTTCTGAGAGTCTCCGGAAGACCACAGGCATCAGATAATCCTTCCACAAGGGCCTCCAGCAGGTCCGCGTGAATGGTATCTGATGCTGCCGTTAAGTCCGCCGACAACACTGCCACCTCTGGATCAACGGTTCCATGGTTGAACATGTCTTCAACTGCTTCACGATGTTTTCCCTCTGCTACCAAGCTGACCCGATCGTCGCGCCGAAGCGCCTCGAACAAACCAGCTCGTAAGCTATGAAGGAAAGCCACCCGTGGAGCAGAATGGCAGGTAACGATACGGGCCTTACAGCCCCGTTCCGAAACCGACATCACCCTAGCTACATCCCCGAGAGGGCCGAAGGCGGCCTTCCGGATCACGGTAGCAGGGCGTGATCGCATGCTCACTTCACCCATGGAATGAACCACGGACGAAGGAGGAAGACTCATCGAACGTCCAAGGGTCTCTTTGAGGGCCCTGGATAACCCACCCTCCCGTCGAGAAAATTCAAGACAGGAACTCTCTTGAACCGGTGGTTCGGTGTCAACGCGAAGAGTCAGAGCACGCCTTTGTGCCCAATTCGTCGCGAAACGCCGAGCTCCTAGTAAGAGAGCATGCGGTGTGTTACCGGGTGTCGTCAAGACCCGCTTATGTTCGGTGAGAGCTGCGTCACACACTTTGCGCGTCCCTAGTGGTAGGGCACGCGAAATGTAGGACAACTGGAGAGCCTTCTCCCCATTTGTCCAACCGAGGACCCCAATGAGACCCCTAAAAAGACCTGGACGGATCGGTCCATCGGCAAACACCTCACGGCGAATGTCGGTGCACCAACCTTTCAGGACTTTAGCGAGGCTCTCAGGCCCTCGGTGAAGCGCAGTTAAAGCAACACACCTTGCTAAAGCTTGCACAGTTGCGAGCCGCGAGCGATCCCGGCGGTGAGAGAGTTCAAACCTCAAACCGCCGCCCGCGACAATGGCAGCAACAATTGCTTTCCAGCTTTCTTCCGCGAACTTCACCCGGGATTTGAACTCCCGTCGGCTCATGTTTGGAAGCTGGAGTGCCTTAGCAAAGTTAGCTAAGGGAAGAACGCAACCACGGAAGGATTGGGCGGGAACCCACCCCCCGCGGCTACGTCGACGGCTGTCAGCAAGGACCGAATTAACGGACCGAGCTGACAATCGGGCTGACGCTAGACCGCATGCCTTCCAAAGATCCGAACTTACCTGGATCTTCGTAATAGCGTGTCGAGTTTTATGATGCG